CGTCAGGACTGAGAGGATATAAAATGTAACTTACCCGCGGCTAATAGGGGGAAGGAAGTGCGACAGCACGCCAGTTTGCGTATACCGAGGCTACTGGTTAGTCAACCAACATGGCATTTATGTTTGTAGTTACAAGCTACAGTTGATATATACAAAAAGTTCACGACCTGCGGTTTATAGGGGTGCGTGATTGCGTTCTTTCATTTGTCTACGAGCGTCGGGTAGGTTAGCATCTATCAACAAATGATACATCGCCCTGAGTTGTCAGGGGAGTCACGTTAGACTATAAAACGGCAGTATGGAGCAGATGACATGTCAGCCACTCAATGAAACCATGACAACTAATACCAATAACGAGTCAGGGACTCAAGCTCCTAAAGCTTTAGGTGTTGCAAGAAAGCGCACCACACGCCGCCGTCAGGCGAAACGAAGTAAGCGAGTAGGGCTTGAGATGACCGCTACCCAAGATGTAGTAGTGAACGGGGGTTACGTCCCTAGTAGCGAACCGGGAAATGATGCGGAAGGTTTCGACCCAAAAGAGGCAGATGCTGTGCCGACTTCAGACGGGTTAAGTACTGAAGATAACAAAGCACCAAACGAGAAAGCTATTGTTGGTAAGCGCCCACTCGAGATGTATGCTGCATCGAATTCCACTGGGCTAAAAGTGGAACGGACAGGTTATGTGCCAGAAACTGTGGTGAGGGAATGCTCTAAGAGCGTCCGACCATTATCTTTCTGGACATATGTGAAGAAGCAATTTGTTGATTTCATATCCGATTCTCCAATAATACGTACTTTGTGTTGTTGGAATGGTGACGAGATTGACATGTACCGCGAAGATGAATTTCGACGCGAGGAGGTGCGGCAATGGTTTTTAACACACCAAGGTGCCGGTTTCGATCAAACTAGTGTGACTGCTGCTATTATTAGTATCCGTCAGGAAACTGGTTATGATCTCGTCAATTCGCATGTTGACGAAAAGGTAGAGGAGATGCGAAAAACGGTTGGTGACTGGGCAGAGTTCATTTCTCAATATCACGAGAATGAATCCCAGATCGCTGCTTTCAGTGTCTGGAGAGATACCGTTTTGGAGTTAGATGCTTGCCACGCTACTAACACCTACCCCCTACCACGAGCGTGCTATCCAGCTGGTTGTAAGGAACGAACATGTGTTGTCCCTCGCCACGCTGCCAACATGGCAATGGCTCTGCGATCCAAATTTGGTAGAATGGATCATAATGAGGCTAACTTTTTGTTAGCTGAGCGTGAGTACCTACGACTGAGTCGTAAGTACCATGTTCGCGATGTTGATATCGTCGCTCATCAGCAAATTACCCTCAATGCACTCTTTGGTGAAAACGTTCTAGATGATGTTGCATTGACCCGACAC